ATTATAGAAGCAGCAGATGAAATCCCAGACAATAGAGATCCTGTGGCTTGATAGCCAGACGCAACCTTAGCGTTTGATCCTGCGTTCCATAATTTCCAAGCCTGCTGAGATGAATTTCTTAAAATTTGTGTTCTATCTTCATTAAGGTCGTCTAGCGTTTTTAAATTTTGAGCTATGGGCGAACCTACATCTGCTGCCACACCTGAAGCGCCAGCCTGTGCAATTTGCATACTTATTCTCTCTTCCATCTCACGAGTTAATACCTTTACTTCATAATTTCCTTTGTTTAACTCTTGATTGTATTCGATTTGCCCTTGCTTGTAAGCGGCTTTTCCTGCCTTATCAGAACCACTAGCAGAAACTGCCGATCCTACTACAACCGATGCTACTGCTGTATATGCCCATGTCATAACTCTAACCCCTTCCTTTATTTGCTAATGATTTTAGCTCTTCTTCTGACGCGATCAAACCTATCTCTGCATAAGATTCAGCAATAACCTCTTTTTCAATCTCGTCTAATTTGTTTTCACTTAAATGATTAGTTAAATGTATAGTGGTCCAAATAGTCTCTTCTTCTGCGTAAACAGCTCTTTTTAAGCCAACTTCAGATATAAATGTACATGGCGCTGTGTAATACTTTTTACCATGCTCTGTTACAACAGACACTTCACCTTTGGAGATAATATTTATATGTGCATGTTTATGTATCTTACCTACTACAACAGTACCTTTAGGTATGGTCATCTCTCTAGCATAAGTTCCACATTTAAACTCTTCTACACTAGGTGCGAAATAATGCTTCCAAGTGCATTCAGGCATCACATCTACAAGACTTCCAGACTCGATTCCATTTACCATTGAATTCTGTAGATTGATAATGTCTTGTCTTGCCCTTACCTTTTCAACTGAGTTTTCACCTGAAATTTTATCTAAATCTTTCATTAGTCGCTTGTGGTTAAAGTTCCATGAATGCCTAACACTGCCATTGGCAAAGGCTGCTCTTGAGATATTTCAATAATACCATCTCTATCCCAACCTAGATTAGTAACTCTTTTATCTCCTGTAAAGGAACTAATGCCTGAATCCATTTTATCTGATGATTTTCTGAAAGGAACTTGGTCTCCGTTTATTTTGATACCTGTTGTATCTAACAATCTAACCATGACTTCGTTCCATCTTTTCTTTCTACCTTGTGCTTTGCCTGCTTGAGACCCTGCCTCTACTCTCATAGTTTTCAGAGTAGATATGTAAGGCAGTCCTACTTCAACAGCAACGTCCAACCACTGGGAAGGTCTTTTAGGGCTAACAGTTCCATCCTCCTTTACTACTTCATTAGGAAAAACAGCTCCATTGATAACAATATTAACGGTTTCCCCTACCAGATGAGAAAGTCCTGAGATTGGAGTGCTTCCACCGCTAGTAATCCCTTTCAGTCCAGAATCTGTATTAGCGTCTTGGTCTAAAAACTCTACGTACTGTACTGTACTGCCATTCACTGTTCTTTCAGAAAGAACCCATAATTGATCTTGAGTATTATCTGATATTACTGCAATACTATTTACTTTTGAATTACTTCCTCCTAGCTCATGACTTGCCCAAGCAACAACCTCTTCAGCTCTTTCATAAGTCATACTCAGCAACTTGCCGCTTTCAGTGCATGACCATATAATAGAATCAGGCTCTTGCTGATAATCAATGTCTCTCAAGTACCCTTCAGTTATATGCTCGGCAAGTAAAGACATATCTGGAGCTGAGAACGAGTCAGATTGTACTTGATAAGAAAACTCTCTTATCTTTCGTCTCGCCCTTTGAACAAAAAGAATTGAACCACCAATCTGCAAAGGAGCTACAGTCCAGCTTCCATAAGTTGTCTGCTGTGTAACCATCATATTAGATGGGGTCAAAGGCTGGCCTTGAGGTCTGCTTACTTTAAATTCACCACCAGCAGTTCCTAAAATTAAATCTGTACTTGGTTGTAGCCACCTAATTACATTTACCCTGTTTGTTGCAATAGCATATTCTAATGCCTCAGCTGCTAATCCAGTTCCTTGATCAAAATTCTCGTATTCTGCTGTTTGAGATGCCCATATAGTCTGTGGGCGAGCCGAAGATCCTCCAAAAAATAATCTTTGTTCGTAAAAAGATACTGATCTTGGGTATCCGTTTAAATCGCTCCAAGGTGAGATATAGAGTGTTCCAGTTCCTGTTAAGTCTGTATCTACTAAAAAAGTATCTCCAACAGCAGCCGTGCCTGCATGTCCACTCCAGGCTGTATTTCCTAAAGACACAATTGTAACTATTAGTCCTATTTTACCACTGGTGGCATTTTCTTCTGCCCATGAAAACTGAGGCTCTTCTAAAGTCCAGTCCGAGTGACCAGTTCTTGATAATTTTCTAGGCGCATGATTACTATGAACTATATACATAACATCAGCAGATTGAGCAAAGTGTAACTCAAACAACTCTTCTTCAGAATACGGAGACTCTATCTCATAAGTTTCATTATTAAAGTCTAATATCTGACCATTGTCTTTATAGAACCTTATATATTTATCGCCCAGCTCAAGCACATAAGACTGTGTTACATTAAATTCAAAAGGAATAAGCCTAACTTGTTTGTCACTGTATTTAACTTCAGCTACAAAGCTAGTTCCACCTCTACGTCTAGCACCACCATGTGGCCACACCAGCATATTAGTTAATTGAGAGCAGCCATTTGAATACTTATCAAACTCTATTTGACCTTGCAGTCTTGGGCTTAACTCACCTGCTGTGAAGTTTGACTGAAATGGATGTACTCTAGCCATTATCCTCTAAACGCTGTAAACGTATCTGACACAAAACCATCCATAAAACCTTCTTGACCATCAATACTTCTAGCTTCAGCAATCTTACTTTCATACATTTCCCACATTTGTACAGACATAGAGTTACTACCTGTAACAGCGTAAGCTAACTCTGCTGACATTCTAGCTGTTAAAGCCTCAGTGAATAACGGATCGAACTTGCTTGTATCGATAACCTGGCCAACATATAAGATTGCAGCTGAAGAGCCATTAGTTAAAAGGTTTCTACACTCAATCTTAAACTCTTGGTGAGGATCATCCATACTGAGAACCCTTAAACAATAAGGCTTCAAAGGTAAAGCATACTGTGAATCGTATTGAAACGCAGGTGTGCTAGATAGTTTTGATAACTTGGTTCGCTCTATGGCGAAATTCCAAGGATGCGCTCTAAGAACGGCATCCCTAGTGGAGTTGTAAAAGGCATTACACAGTCTAGCTCTCTCTGTATCGTCTAACAAGGAAGTTATTGGATCATCTCCTAACCTTCTTAGCGCGTTTGAACAAATGGAAACTTCTGTTACCATAGTACACTCCTAAAATTTGGTTGGGGAAAGGCCTTACGACCAAACCCCATTATTTTGTTACTATATTACGATTCTAAACAAGGAATCTCTACTACTTTTGCATCTTCGATACGAGTAGCGCCAATAACCATAGATAAGAAAACTTGAGTTGCATAGTTCTTATCATCACGCTCAGAGATACGAGTAGTAATGTCAGCACCAACAGCCAAGCCTAAACCAGATTCAGTGTAAGCAAGACATTTGCGCACTCCACTAGTTAAGTCTAAACGCTGAGAGCGAACAAACTTAAAGCCTAAGAAAGTATCAATCTGACCAGATGCCAATGCTCGCACTGTATTGTAGTCAGATGATTTAACTTCTGTAGTATTAAGTAAGTCTGTAACTTGAGCTGCAGAGCATACTAAGTATCGAGCTTCACTTGGATCTACATCAGCGCTATCAATGATTTCTTTAGCTTCAAGTAATTTAGCTAATGTCAATGCACCAGCAGAACCTGAACCTACAGCAATCTTTTGAGATGCAGGAAGTGCGATTGAAGTAGCACCTGCTACACCACCAGCTGCAGCAGCAGAAGCAGCAGCAATAATCACGTCATCCATAGCGCGACCCATTGCGTTTGCACCAGCCATTGCATACTCAGATGTTGGAGAGATTAGCATTTTAACTTTATCTTCTTGATCGATTAAATCTGCCCAGTCGTAATCAACTAGAGAAACTCTACGTCTTGAGTGTGGAGTATCAACTTGTGGAGTGTTAGCATGACGAGTTGAACGAACTGAAGCAGCTACAGCACCAATTGCATCATAATAATGATTCTTACCAGTTACTGAAGTAAATCTTACTGTATTGCGAAGGCGTGAACCTTTTTGTTGAGCAAGGTGAATTACGTTGTTTTTATACTGTTCAACGAATGCAGTTGTAATTTGAGTAGACATAATGCCTCCTTATAAATAAAAAAGTTTTTTTGGGCATTATCCTTTCGGGTGTCCTGTCTTTTACGTTGGGTAAACGAGTTAAAGAAACCACCTTTTGCCTCTCTGTTATCCTATAAGGGCAGGTCTGGCATAAGCGGATACTTTCCGCTTGAGAATATCATATCATATATTAATCGACAGGATTAGCTTTGTCATACAATTGCTGCATTTGCGCTACAGCATCTAAATGCT